ATATTGGAACGGAGTGTCGCCTTCTATGTGGGGTGAACAAGAGTGGTACGATTGGTTGACAGTTGAAGGTGGTGAGTCTATGGTCCGTCAATACCACCCTGAAGCATTTGAAGTTGCTGGATCACTTGAGGACTTCTTCTAATGTGTGGTGTACTTGCTGTTAGTATGAAAGGTGTCTCTGTTAGGGATCTGGAACAGATCAGGAACCTGTTTATACAATCTATGATCAGGGGCAAACATGCAACTGGAGTTACATACTATAAAAATGGCGAGTTACATACAATCAAAGAACCCATAACTGCTATGCAGTTTATGTCCAAGTACGACCCTCAAGACTTTGTAGATGAGAATGGAGATGTGACCCTCATCGGACACACTCGGTACTCAACGTCAGACCGCAAACACAACCAACCCTTCCAAGGTGATAAAATCTCCATTGCACACAACGGTGTTATCTCACAAGACCCAGAAGTTTGGGAGTATGAGACAGAGACACGTAATGACTCTGAGTTGATCTTGCGTTGTATAGAAAATGGTGACAACCCTGTCGAAGTCTACAAGAAACGCAGCATGGCATGTGTTGCTATTGAACTGGAAAATGGGTCTCCCTTCCTTCGCGCATGGCGTAACCGAGAAAGACCTTTATGGTACTTCAGCAAGTTGCGGAATGTAGTGTTTGCATCTACTTCTGACATACTGAAGCGTTCCGGTTTTGATGAATCACATACTCGGACTACTCCGTTGATCGAATATAACTGGCGCGGTGAATGTGTCCAAGATCAAAGTTCTTATGACCCAGAGTTGAAGGATCTGCAACCATGATTCGATACACGCAAGAACAAGTTGAGAAGTTGCTAGAGACACAACCAGAGGGCACGAATACAAAGTTCCTCAAGTCCTCGCACAACCTGTGGTTTAGGTTCAAGAACTACGTGAAGAACCCTCCATTTGTGTTAGAGGACGCTGGAGTACCTGTTGCTCTGGTGTTCATTACTTTCTCGCAACGGTCCAAGTATGCTAACCTGTACGAGATCGTCACCCTTGAGGGCAAGGAAGGTTGTGGATATGCTTCTGAGGTTTACTGGGAAGTTATGAAGGCAGCACACGAGGCGGGTATGGAGAGACTGAAGATGTCTTGTACTCCATCCTCTGTGACTTGGCACAAGCGCAACGGTACAATCTTCTGGGCAGTTGACCCTTCTGGTTCCCTGCGCGTCGACCAACCTCTGTTCCCTACCATACAAGAGCAACTCGCCTTCCGTGAGAGGGCAGTCAATGACCCATCAATCTCCCTGCCTGTCACAAAGGTTCTTGACAAACTGAAGGAAGAGGGCGTTGAGTCTCATGGGTTTGGGCAGAAGAAAATTGACAAGGTTGAAACTGCCATAAGTTCGGTCGGCGAATACTGGTTGCGCCATGCTCTATTTGAACCAACGCACTACTCGTTGGACGCTTTCCTGTGAGCGAAGAAACATTTATAAAGTGGTTTGGTCGAGGTCTTGAGATACAAGACGTTGACCCTGCCCTAGATATGTCGAACTATTTCTTCAACCGTTTTGAGTACAACTCAGAACAACAACTTTGGATAACATGGATCTATGGCACCACATATCATTGGCCCACTGCTTATGTCATTTGGAATGAGTTTCCTGATATGGAACTCGTCGGAGTGGAACGTCTACGGGATTGGAATAATTCTAATTACTCTCGTCTTCGTTATCAAACTGATACTAAATGGAATAAAGGACACCTCGCAGACCAATTCATATCATATAAACAGTTTGTCGGAGGAAGACCCCAAAGAGAAGCACTGACGGAAAACTTCGTCGGCGACCCTGTTAAGGATTTCTACACTCTCTGGGATACTATCAACAACCTACACAAGTTTGGTCGATACACTTCTTGGTTCTATATTCAAGCACTCAAACAGACATGCAATATTCCTGTCGACGTAGACAGTCTCTGGTTGCACGACTACAGTGGTTCCAAGTCGCACCGTAATGGTCTGTGTTATGCAGTTGGTAAACCTGAGTGGGTTGACAGTAAGGCGAACCGAGTCAAACTCGACGCCACACAGATTGACTTCCTTGAGGGCAAAGGTCGAGAGATGCTTGAAGAAGTTAAACTCCGATATCCCCACGTTGCTGACAAGGCAGACTTCTTCGCTATGGAGACATCTCTCTGCTCGTTTAAGAAGTTGTTTCGCCGCAGTCGTGGGCGATACCTTGGATACTACCTTGACCGCCAAGCAGAGGAGATCAACAAAGTCGCCGCTGATAAGTGGGATGGCATTGATTGGCAACCTCTTTGGGACTCGCGCAATGAAGTGGTTGACTTTTCATGGTTAATGGGTAGAATAGATTCTAATCTATACAATATCTTTCTCGACACAGGTGACTTTGAACCTCGTGATAGAGGAACAGGACTTGAGGAGTTCTTCGTATGAAAGTGATCTATCTTATTGGAGTCCCAGGGACTGGTAAGTCTACCATTATCAAAGAGTACATGAAGCATGCCGATTGGAAAACAGAACGTCCTATCGACCTGCTTGATACTCACGTCTGTGGTGCTATTCGTATTCTTGGTAAGTACGAGGAAGGCGAGACATTCAGTGGCACTGATAGACTCAGCATGGCAGTAGCGCCAAAGGCAATTGAGTGGATCTCTACCAAACCAGATGAACTCATCATCGGTGAAGGTGATCGCTTGAACAACGCAGGTTTCTTTGAAGCATGTGGTGACTCACTGACAATCATCCACCTAACCGTTTCTGATGCCGAACGTGAACGTCGGTACAAGGAACGTGGTTCTGACCAGTCTGAGAAATTCATCCAGACTACTCGCACCAAGTGCGCCAACATCGTTGAAAAGTTCGGCGATCAACAAACTCTGTTCGGAGAGGAGAAAGGTTGCATCGTTGAAATGCCACACGAAACTCCAGAAGACACAGAGGAGATAATCAACTTCATCCTAACCTGTTGATTTGCTTCAAGTTATTCAGGTTTGTCTTTGGACGTGATCTGACCGATAATAGTATCTGAATTGAGGAGAAGAATATGACAGATTCAAATTCGTGGTATGGCACTCGTCCATACACCAGTGACACCCAAGTGCATGTTGTATGGTTATGCCAGCGCGATGAACCGAACTTAATGGTCGGCACCTTCGCCACGTTCGAAAGGGCGGAGCAAGAAGTTGAGTGGATCGCTGATGCGGTCAGAAACCAGACCAGTATGAACACCCTCGTCACAGACTTTCACTCCGTTGAAGATCTTGTCGAAGGCACTGTCTCTTCAAGCACATTCATCCAAACTGTTCCTGTAAAGATTTGACTTGGTGATTTAAAATGACTGATTGGGAACTTGCTTGGACAATGGTTTTAATTTGGGTGTTTTGCACTTCTTTAATGATAGTTTTACAGGGCGATAAATATGACACCAAGAGAAAGGAGCAACAAGATGTTTAAAACAATTGGATTTTGGATTTACGATTTATATAACTTCTTCTTTGATCTAAAGATCAATCCTCTGAGATACATACCTAACCCATTCACGCAGTTTATACTGATGTTTTATCTCAGTGTGATGTGGAGCGTGGTATTCACAATATGGGCAGGCAATACCATTTACTATGGTATTGGCAGCGTTGGAGGGCATCTGTTGGTGATCGCGGCATTCTTTATTACAGCACTGATCTTTCAGGATGCTGAGAAGAACGGACATCTCTGGGTGAAACGATCCCGAGGCACTACCACCTCAAAGAATAAGGGTGTATGGGATCTGGAGAAAGAGGGATAATGGAAGATATTTTAGTAATTCTCGGCGTGGGGTGTCTCATGATGACGCCCATGATTTTTGGCGCAATCACTGTGATATACTCCATAGAAGTAACCAAGGACATTGGCAACATAATCAAGGAGAATGAGTATGAAGAAAACTGAAATTCCCATCAAGGTTTTATCTTCCGTAAGTTGTTGATTTGCTTCAAGTTATTCAGGTTTGTCTTTGGACGTGATTTGAACGATAATAGTATCTGAATTGAGGAGAAATTGATGTCTACACCTAACAAAACCGCCCTAGCAAAACTGCTCGCCACCGAGAATATTACGGTGCAACAGCAGAACGTCAGGACTGCGAGTTTCGATGTTAAAAATCGTGTACTCACCCTGCCAATCTGGGCAACCGAAGACAAGCACGTTGAAGATCATATGACCGGACACGAAGTTGGTCACGCACTCTTCACTCCACTCGAAGGATGGCACGACGCTGTCTGTTCAAAGGGTGCTGCATTCAAATCCTACCTAAATGTTGTAGAAGACGCACGGATCGAGAAACTGATCCAGCGAAAGTACCCTGGCCTGCGCTCTTCATTTATCAAGTCGTACCGCAAACTTCTCGCTGATGGATTCTTCGGCGCTGACATTGAGACCATCAATGATATGGGTTTGATTGACCGCATTAACACTTACTTCAAGTGTGGTGTATCTTCTGGTATCAAATTCGCTGCTGAAGAACGTGTCTGGATTGACCGCATTGATGCTGCTGAGACTTGGGAGCAAGTTGTACAAATCTCCGAAGAGTTATTTGCCTCTGAGAAACAGAAGGCAGAAGAGAATAAGGAAGACGAGCAAGACGGTGATCAAGACTCAGACGACGACAACGACGACGAGTCAGACACTGAAGGATCTAATTCATCCGGTGAGTCGGGAGAGCAAGAAGACCTTTCGGAAGAGTATGACGAGGATGACTCAGACAATTCTGGTCAAGGTGAATCTTCTGACGAGTTCGACGAACTCTTCGACGATCAAGAAGAGTATTCTCAGGGTCAAGAAGGTGGACGTCACGAAGATTCAGATATTGCATCTCAGACAGACGAGAACCTTCGTAATGCCATGGATGATATGGTACAGGTGGACGACGGATATACAAAATACCACACTGTCCGACTTATCAAAGAGAACACAGACCACCGAGTAGTCGACACCAAGAGAGTCATGTCCGTTCTCAGCAAGGGAAATGTCGGGTGGTATGGTGAACGTGATCGAGCACAAGAACACCGTGACCACGGGAAGCAATTAGCAGCGAACCTCTACAGCAGATGGTACAAGGACAACAAGAAGTCTGTGCAAACCATGGTCAAAGAATTCGAGATGAGAAAGTCTGCTTCTGAATACCAGAGGACTAAACTCTCTCGCACGGGATCGCTTGACACTGTGAAGATGAACAACTACAAGATCACAGACGATATCTTCCGCAAAGTCTCTGTTGTGCCTGAAGGCAAGAACCACGGATTCATTATGATGTTGGATATGTCAGGGTCTATGCAAGAGCAGTTCTATGCAGTTGCACAGCACACCATCTTGATGGCAGCGTTCTGTCGACAGATCAACGTCCCCTTCCGAGTGTATGGTTTCATTGATTACCTACATGAAGGCGCAGCGGAGGGAGACAAACCCAGAAATGCTGGCGACTTGCTCTCTGATTCAGAATCGCAATTGTTGGAACTCTTCAACGAGAAGATGTCAAAGACCCAGTTTTCCTCGATTGCTGGCGAACTAATGCTGTTCGGTGAGTCATTGTCATATCGTCGTTTCTATAACGGCAAAGTTACAAACAGCAGACTGACTTATGACGAGCAGGCATCTCTGCGTAATGATGTGGTCTCAAATATCTTTAATCTGGGCGGCACTCCTCTTGATTCTTGCATCATTACCTTGATCCCTCAAGCACTGGAATTCAGAAAGCAGAACCGACTGGACAAGTTGCACACTATCTTCTTGACAGATGGCGCTTCTCACACTGCACTCTATGAGGATTTTGCTAGCACCCCAGATTCGCGACTCAGTCGACACTTAGACGGATTGCAAGCATACGGTCGAAACAAAATATCTGTTATCAATGAATACAACAACCAGACATACAAGTTCTCTTCCTCGTCTGCTGCTTCAACCGAGTGTTTCTTGGAGATGTACAAGGACGCCACTGGATCTGACAACATGGGTTACTTTGTGTATTCTGGCAAGAGTGCCAACAATGGCGTCCATGCTGCCTCTAGATTTTCTGGTGTACGTTACTCCTATGATCATGCTGCAACCCTTCGGTCTAAGTTTAACCGTGGCGAGCATGTTGAGGTAAAAGCGTCAGGGTATGACACCATGTACGTTGTAAGCGGCAAAGGTTTGGAGCGTAATGATTCTGCCATGAATGATGTGACTTCAGAGTCGAGCAAAGCAAAACTCCGAAGCGCATTCAAGAAGTCTGGGCGGGTCAACGCTGGCAACCGCGCCATGCTGATCAGTATAGTGAAGGCAGTAGCGTAAGTTGTTGATATTGCAGGAGTTTTTTAGTATTGTCTTTGGACGTGATTTGAACGATAATAGTATCTGAATTGAGTGAAACAGTAAAGGTTTATATTATGAGTAAAGCACAACAGTTAGTCGATATCTTCGCAGGTATCTTGGGTGATGAACCCCAAACGGTCTCCAAAGACGAGATCAAACGTGTCGCCAAACAGAATGGCATTAATTCCCTGTATCGCATTCTGAATGCGAACAACGTCGCCGAGAATGGCGAGTATCATTTCCCGCCTATGGGCAAGTCTAGTGGCAGCAGTACCCGATCTGCGCCTCGTGCCCCGAAGGTTGTTATCTCTGCGCCTGTCGCGCAGGCAGCACCTCAACCTGTGGTTTCCCTCGGTGCTAACAGTGACGGATTCACTGCTGACCTCCGACCCTCTGTTGACCCTCTGTATGTGCCCTTCGGCAACTTCAAGACGGTCAACCAGATCATCAAGTCTGGCATGTTCTACCCTATGTTCATCACTGGATTATCTGGTAACGGTAAAACGTACATGGTCGAACAGGCATGTGCCAAGGCGAAGCGTGATATGATCCGTGTCAACTTCACAGTCGAGACCGACGAAGATGACTTGATTGGTGGTTTCCGTCTGGTCGACGGTGACACCAAGTTCTTCAAAGGTCCAGTGATCAAAGCAATGGAACAGGGTGCAGTCCTGCTGTGCGACGAGATTGACCTCGCCAACCCTGCCAAGGTTATGTGCTTGCAGTCTATCCTTGAGGGCAAGGGTTACTTCATCAAGAAGACTGGCGAGTACATTCAACCCGCCGCAGGATTCACCGTGGTCTCTACTGCTAACACCAAGGGACAGGGTTCAGATGACGGTCGATTCATCGGTACGAACATCTTGAATGAAGCGTTCCTTGAGCGTTTCCCTGTGACCGTTGAACAACAGTACCCTTCCATCTCTATTGAGAAGAAGATTCTCGAGAAGGTTGCAGTATCCCTCGACCACGACAACGATGACTCTTTCGAGTTTATCGCCAAGTTGGTGGACTGGGCAGATATTATCCGTAAAACTTTTATGGATGGTGGCGTAGACGAGATCATCTCGACTCGCCGACTGGTACACATCATCAAAGCATATACGATTTTCAATGACCGTATGACTGCGATCGAGATGTGTACCAACCGTTTCGACGAAGAGACCAAACTCTCTTTCGCTGACTTGTACTCCAAGTTAGACGAAGCGGTTGCACAAGAGTCGACAGAAGAGACTTCGTCTGACCAGTTGACTTCTTAATCTAACTGAGCATAATCTATATTAACGTCGCAATTAAGTGACACATCAAGGAACCCTGATGAAAAGAATTATCCTACAAATTATTTCCACTGAGGGGTTGACATCCAATTCCCGTTGGTGCATAATAGAGTCTGTTGTCACGAGGAGAAACATATGAAACTAAACGATTCAACTATGGCGGTTCTAAAGAACTTTGCTACCATTCAACCTAACATCATCTTGACCGAAGGTAACGTAATCCGGACTATCGCTGAAGCGAAGAACGTCATGGCAGTTGCTAACCTTGAGCAGTCTTTCGACAAGACTGTCGGTATCTACGAACTTGACCAGTTCCTTGCTGTACTTGGTCTTGTTGACGATCCCGATCTTGAGTTCAACGAAGAGTTTGTGACAGTCCAATCTGGCGCTGGTCTCTCTTCAGTTAAATACTTCTACAGTGATGCAAACATCTTGACTACGCCTACAAAGGACATTCCTATGCCCGAAGCAGAAGTCAAGTTCACTCTGTCAGAAAGTACACTGAACCGAGTTCGCCGTGCTGCTGCTGCACTATCTCACGAGAAGATGACAATTACTGCATCTGATGGTGCTATCAAACTGACTGTTGTGGATAATTCAGACAGCACCTCTAACGCATTCGAGATTGTTGTGCCTGGATCTTTCGACTCAGACGACTTCACCTTTGTGATGAACATTGCTAACCTGAAGTTGATCGGTGGTGAGTATGACGTTGAGATCTCTTCTCGTCTAATCTCTAAATTCACTAACACTGTCGCGGGTGTATCGTACTACATCGCCCTCGAGAAATCATCAACCTATGGAGCATAACATGACTGCTAAAAAGACTTTGACTGTTGAGGACGTTCGTCCTATGTACGATCAATCCTTCCGTGCTTCACGCACGACCATCTCTGTGATTGACGCTATGTGTCAGCGCGGAGCAGTGAAGGGTGAAGAACTATCTGCGATCGGACAACTTCGTGACCAGTGCGTACAGATTGCTCAGATGTGCGAGCAATTCCACAGCGAAAACGACTAAGCGATTATCCGACATTCTATGAAATTTCTGACAGCAATATTGACATCTGGTAACTTACGTCTCCTTGGAAGAGCGTTGAATTCAGTTTCTTCGGTCGATCCTGAAGATGTAGTTATCATTGTCAACACCCTCGACGAAGAGTTTGTAGAAGAGTTGAACCGGAGTGAAGTCTCTACCGTCTATCCTATAGTTCGGACTGAATCGAATGGTCGTCCAGGGAAAGGGCATCAAAGTGTTCTTGATTATTTCCTGACTACTGACGCGACTCACTTGATCAAGATAGATGGTGACGACTTTCTCCTCCCTGATGGCCACCGTGGGATACGCCATACCCTGCTTGCCAAACCAGACATTGATGCTCTTGGTTTGGTCGGTGAACGTTTCCGGTTACCCTATCAGAACGGATGGTTGATCCTACACCTCGGTGTAATCAACCAAAATCAAATGATCCACGACGCTGGTCTCCCCATTACATCTGATCTATTGTACTGGTTACACCGCCTAACCTCTGTTAGTGGCACTGCTGACATTTGGTTTGACAGGATCGTATGTTATAGTCGTAAGGGTGCTGAACTCGCAAGGTACAGTGAAACTATGCCTTGTGTTGTAGACGTTCAGATGAACTGTGCCTTGAAGTTGAAGGCAGGCAATGGTGAACTGAATTATACACAGTTGTATGATCCTTCTATATACTTGTATGAGAAGAAACACTCGTTCGGTGCAAGCAGCAAGTTTATGCATAACCCGAATGAAATGCTGGATATGTTCTTCGATCGGTTTACGAAAGAAGAACAACTCAAGTTGGAGGAGTATTTCCTGCCCCTGATGGTCTCAAATGCGGACATAAGCAGCGAAGAAGTTACACGTATCGTTGAAGAGAATGACCAGTTATTTGAGTTGACATAATACCGTCAGTAACTGACGACACCATTTTTTAGGAGTAAGTTTTGGTTCGGGTATCTTATAAGCACTGGAAGAAAGACAAAGTTTTAGAAGTGACTGGTGAGATAATCCACGATAATCCGGTCAGTGATAGGATCGTTGTGGTACAGGAGAATGGTGTCCACGAAGATATCATTCGGGATACTATTATTTCGATTGAGACTATCGGGGATTAGCACAGTCTGGTAGTGCGTCCGCTTTGGGAGCGGAAGGTCGTAGGTTCAACTCCTACATCCCCGACCAAACAGTCCCGAGATGACCCTAAACTCGCTCTGGTGTCGGAGTCCCTTCGCGGGGCAGCGCGGTCTCAGGATGACCTTAAACTCGACTTGGTCGGTGTGACCGTTGAAGAGTCTTCTCTAATAGAACTTCAACTTCGCGTCCCGTCTCCTGAGTAAGAGGAAAACTGCTCCTTTATTATTTGTTATGGACTTGTTGAATGAAACTTGCAGTCACAGGGGTTGGGATTGTCTCTCCCCTCGGTAGTAACCTGACAGAGAATATGAACAACCTTCTTGCTATGAAGGTTGGATCCTCTCCGAACAACGTCCCCTTCGATAACCTATCCTCCGAGTTGATCAAGAGCACAAAGATGTTCTATGCCGACTACACAGAGGAGCAGGCAAGGCAGCACATCTCGGCGAAGGACTATCGGTTCGCAGACCCAACTGTCAGAACTAGTATGATGGCAGTCTCTGAGGCGATACGCCAAAGCGGTGATGACCTACCCAAAGACACTCCTGTTATCATCGGTACCATACAGGGCGGTATCACCTCATACTGTGGTTGGGTTGATAAACTCTCCCGAAAGGTGTCAACTAAGGTGCACCCCAAGGTTTTACTCAGTAGTTCGAACGAACACCTCGGCAATCTCATCTCTGAGAAATACCAGATACACGGTCCAACCATGTCGGTCGCAGCAACTTGTATCAGTGGTGTCCAAGCACTCTCCATTGGTAAGATGTTTTTAGACACTGGCATTGATCGTTGCATTGTTGGCGCAACTGACCACATGACTGCTTCTGTGTCGATGTACTACTTCGAACAACTTGGTGCCCTCAGTCCTACCTCAGAGGTTAGACCGTGGGACGCTTCTCGCAACGGCACTGTCATGGGAGAAGGTAGTGTGTATTTGGTCATTGAACCTCTCCACAAGGCACGTGCTCGTCAGGCAGATATCCGCTGGGTCATCGATGGTATAGGTATTGCCAGTGACGCTGGACACCCAACTTCTCCAGACCCAGATGGCGTCGGTGGCAAAATAGCAATCAACATGGCAACCAAGCAAGCAGGAACCAAAAAGTACCCTGTGTTGAATGGGCATGGCACGGGCACCTCTATCGGAGACCCGATAGAGTATGATGTTCTGTCATCCCAATTGGAACAAGCATACCTCTACAGCAACAAAGGTCAGATTGGTCACATGATGGGTGCTTCTTGCCTCGCCGAGTTGGCATTGGGTGCTGAGTCTATGTTACTTGATGTCGTTCCTGGGAATGCTGGACTCGAGCAACCATTCACTGAAGATGGGCGATTAGTTTTCACCCAAGACCCAATCAAACTCCAGTACGACAGATTCCTCAAGACCAGTTTTGGTTTCGGTGGTCGTTGCTCAGCGGTGAGTGTATGTAAAGTATGATCACTCTCTGTGTTCCATACTACGAAGACCCACACCGCCTATATGCATTGCTTCACAATGAGTGGTTGTCTTGGTTCGATGAAGTAATTATCGTTGACGATGCTTCCTCTGATTTCCCAGCATTACCTATCGTCGAGAATTGTATCTCTGATGGACTGATCGTTGGGGCAGACAGGATCTCCTTATACAGAATACAGGAGGACTATGGGTTCAATGCACACGGTGCCAGAAACCTAGCAGCGCAACTGGCAAAGACTGAATGGTTGTTCTTCCACGACATCGATATGATAATGGACGAAGACTTTATTCAAGAACTGTCAGACAAAGTCTCGCAAGCACAAGGTGAGTTCGTCGTCTGTAGAGTATTTGGCGGGGATCCTGGGAATATATTTGCCGTGCGTAAAGAGGATTTCTTTGACGCTGGTGGGTATGACGAGGAGATACGCGGATACCACATGGGCGACAAGTTGTTCCGTGAGAGACTCGAACAGATATGCAAACCTGTCCTGATGGATGCTGACTTGCCTTGTGACAGGATGGGTCGAAACGTACACGTAGATGATAAGATAATTGGAACCTTGTACCCAGATGATAAGTCAGTCGTACAGCGTTCACAGAACCACATACAAGACATACTAGAGATGATACAGAGGAGAAACGCCAATCCTAAAGAATGGAAGAAAATACCCCACATACAGTTTGACTGGAAGCGGGAATTGTAGTATAATGTATACATTGATGACGGAGATTTATAATGATTGATTCACTTTGGTGCGAAAAATACAGACCATCCACTATTGAAGAATGCATCCTGCCAAAGCACCTCAAGGACACCTTCAAAGAAATAGTCGCCACTGGCGAGATCCCTAACATGCTCTTGACTGGTACTGCTGGTCTTGGCAAGACGACTGTCGCACGTGCCATCTGCAACGAACTTGATCTTGACTACATCCTGATCAACGCTTCGGAGTCTGGTAACATCGACACCCTGCGCGGTAAGATCAAGCAGTTTGCCTCTAGTGTCTCCCTCCAAGGTGGATACAAGGTTGTCATCCTCGATGAGGCAGACTACCTGAATGCGCAGTCAACCCAACCTGCCTTGCGTGGGTTCATCGAGGAGTTTAGTGCCAACTGTCGCTTCATCCTCACCTGTAACTTCAAGAACAAGATCATAGAACCTCTCCACTCGCGATGTGGCGTTGTTGAGTTCAACACCTCCAAGAAAGATATGGTTGCGCTATGTGGTCAGTTCATGCAACGGGCGACGAAGATCCTCGCGGAAGAGGGTGTCTCTGTCTCAAGTCCTGACCTAGTTGCTGAATTGATCATGCGTCACGCACCTGACTGGCGACGTATCCTCAACGAACTCCAACGTCACTCGCGAGGCGGGGAACTTCAACTCGATGTACTGAGTAAGTCTACCTCAAGTAACATCTCTGACTTGTTCGGTCACCTGAAGGACAAGAACTTCAAGGCAATGCGCTCTTGGGTTGCTAACAACATGGACGTGGACAGTGCTGCTATCTTCCGTGGCGTCTACGACAACATGGGCGACAGTGTGGCACCTAACAGTATCCCACAGTTGGTGCTTATTCTTGCAGATTATCAATACAAGGCAGCATTTGTAGCAGACGCCGAACTAAACATGGTCGCCTGCTTGACCGAAATGATGGCAAACTTGGAGTTTGTATGAGGGTACTGTTGACAGGTACTGGCGGTGGAAGTTTCCGCAAGGGTTTCATTGCCAGTCGCTTCTTGGAATTGTACAAAGATGTGTATGACATCGTGGTGTATGACCGAGACATTAGGGACGAATTCATTCTCCCCGAAGGCATTGATATGGTCGTACACCTCGCTGCTCTGGCAGGTGTTCGCCGCTCGCATGAAGAACCTGAGTTGTACTGGGACACTAACGTGCTTGCCTCGCAGAGACTATTCACTACTTGTTCCAACCGCAATGTCCCAGTAGTATATGCATCTTCTTCTTCCGTGTACGAGTGGTGGTTGTCGCCGTATGCATCGACCAAGTGGTTCATGGAGTACATTGCGCCTGCCCTGACTCTGGGTCTCCGTTTTCACACGGTGTATGGTCCAAACTCCCGCGAGGACATGCTCTATTCAATGCTCGAGAACAGAAAGGTTTCGTACCTAACTAACCACACCCGAGACTGGACTCACGTGGACGATGTGTCCTCGGCGATCTCTCTGTGTATAGATAACTTCGCCAAGATATGCCACCATCGTGCTATCGATGTTGGTACGGCAGACCAAGTGTATGTCCCAGACCTCGCTGAAGTTCTTTGGGCAGGTAATGACCTGCCTATCAAAGAGGTCACAGGTGAACGTGAACACACACTTGCCAACCCGATGGTTCTGACATCACTCGGTTGGAAACCAAAACGCCACGTGCTTGGGAGTTTGTAATGGAAGATTGGGAAAACGAAATGGCAGACTCTGACTTCTCTGTGGGTCTGTCTTCGAAGTTGAATAAACTACTCATTGGTGTACAGGATCACGTGGACTCTGAACTCATGTCGTTTACGATACAAGAGTTAGAAGCGTTGCAGAAGATCTACGGTGCCAACCTGACGTATGCACTGCACAAAGATATCCAGCATGCGATGTCCTTGCCCAAATCTACGGAGACAATACATTGAACCCCTTTGACGTACTGAACAGCATCAATTACAGCAAGGAAGATATCCTCGACGAAGACAACGAGTCGAAGTATCCTGCCTTCATGGTGAACAGGGGTCTCTCATACTTCCAAGATACTGTCCTGCTCGCAAACGAGATGAACCGAAACCATCATATCGATGGGCGACTTCAATATGATTTCTTGAAGGGCGTGATTCGTAAGCGCAAGAGATTCAGTAAGTGGGTGAAGAAAGCACAGGTTGCTGATATCGATGTGGTCAAAGAGTTTTATGGTTACTCTGACGCCAAGGCAGAATCTGTTATAGACTTGATTGATAAGGATCAAATCGAGGAGATGAAGTCTAAAATGTCAAAAGGTGGGAAACGCTAAATAGACTGGCATAAGGGATTTGCGATTAGAAGAATAAAACCCCACAAGGAATATATATGTTATGGATACTATTTTTGACTGGTCTCCCAGCGTAATGCTCGAGGTCACACTGAACGAACCGGACGATTTCCTGAAAGTGCGAGAAACCTTAACTCGTATTGGCATCGCCTCTAGAAAAGAAAACAAACTGTTCCAGTCTTGCCACATACTACACAAGCAGGGTCGATACTTCATCGTACACTTCAAGGAATTATTCTTGTTGGACGGTAAAAAGGCGAACCTTGAAGAGTCAGACTTGGCACGACGCAATACAATCGCAACGTTGTTGAGCGATTGGGGATTAGTCAACCTTGTTGATCAATCTCAGGCAAAGGACAAGGCACCACTGCGCCAGATCAAGATAGTTTCTTATCGCGAAAAAAGCGAATGGGATCTTTGCCAAAAGTACAACATAGGTACCAAAAAGTAATTAACTTAACCTAGGAAGGAGGGAGCGTGAAAGTTCTCGACAAGAGGACTAGAACTCGGATCTACACAAAGACAGATGCATGGGAAACTGTACTGTTGGCGTTTTGGGTCTCCACTAGTCTTTCAATAATGCTTGTAATGATGTAAAATAATAGGGGTGGTATGTGATTAATGCTTATATGATATGTGACTTCAACAATCCAATATCAATGCGATATGTGGATCTCTCGTTGGAGTCATTTAAAGCAGTAGAAGACTTGATCCATATCACCCCTGTTCAATGCACCACCCCCGCAACACTCCCCATAAGATATAGAAAAACAGTACAGGGTGAAGAAAACTGCCCTCACTACGTTTCTGAACTACCCGACCATTGCCGCCCGAGACACTACGGTGGCACCTTCTGTGACGACCCAATCTACAATTGCATTATGCACTCTCACATGCAGTATGTTAAGAGAATCGCCCAAGGCGAAGAACTAATGATAATGGAGCACGATGCTGCTCTGATCAACGAAGACTCTTTCCGAGAAATGTTTGATATGTTCTGGGGTGCTGACACTTTCTTCCCTGGAGCATGCATGGAGTTATACGGATTGTCTCCCCGATTCGCCAATTGGTTGTATAACCTGATGGAAGACTTTCCGTTCTTCGAGAAAAAGAATGGATACTATGACGACCTCCGGTTCAGTGGACCAATGGGCATCATAACTCATTGCAGACAACTTGGGTTTAGAGGCGAAGGGCAAACCTTTCTAATGCCGACTAAAGACAACGTCGACCTTGACAAGATATGCTATACTGCTGGACCTGTATCTTCCCAAAAGGGTCACGGTCCACTGTACGACCCCTGCGCCAAGCAATACTATTTCACAAAAAGCAAGAACACAAACTCCCCAGACTACTCAGATATTATGGAAGACGAGACTCTCGACTACTCTGCTTCTGGCGCTATGCGCAGGGACTTCATCTTCATTGATGGTTGAACTTGTAATATCAATCTAGTTGTTATATAATATGTCTCCAACATTGGAGTATTGAATGCGATTCTATACAAACATCTCACGTATCGGTGAGCGCATCTGTTACCGTGGATACAAAGACGGTGTCCGTGAACAGTTCCGCGACGAGTTTAACCCAGTTATGTACCTTACTTCGCGCAAGCGTGAGTGCGATTGGCGCACCCTAGATGGTCGCTGTGTTGAGGAGATGACGTTTGGCAGCATGAAAGAGGCGACTGAGTTCTCCAAGAGATACGAGTATGTCGACTCTCTTGAAGCACACGGTAACAACAACTTCGCTGCGCAGTACATCCAGAAACATTTTCCCAATGAAGTCGAGTTTGACTCTTCGCAGGTGTTGGTTGCCAACATCGATATCGAGGTGGCGTCTGATGATGGGTTCCCTGAACCTGCTGAAGCAGCACGTGAAGTCCAGTCTATCGCACTCAAGTATTTCGGTCGCCCGACTGTCTATGTCTGGGCACTGCTTGATGAGTATGACCCACAACTCTGTCAGAAGCACATCGACGTAGACCCAGAAGACATACGGTTCATCAAGTGCGATGGCGAACTTGACCTCCTGTTGAAGTTTGTGCAGTTCTGGAACTCCAAGGACACCTGTCCCGATGTGGTGACTGGATGGAACGTGCGTATGTTCGATATCCCATACCTTGTCAACCGTATGCAACGGATGATTGGTGGTGACAGTCACAAGAAGTTCTCGCCTTGGGGTGTTGTACGCGAGAAGCAAGTCAGTATGCAGGGCAGGACACAGCAGGTCTATGACCTCGTTGGTGTTGAGCAACTGGACTACTGGGATCTGTTCCAGAAGTTTGGTGTCTACACTTTCGGTGTACAGGAGTCGTACAAACTTGACCATATCGCAAACGTGGTACTCGGCGAGAAGAAACTCTCCTACGAGGAACACGGCAACCTCTACACGTTGTACAAGGAAGACTATCAGAAGTTCATCGACTATAACATCAAGGACGTACAACTGGTCGAGAAGATCGACGAGAAGATGGGTCTGATCGACCTTGCCATGACCATAGCATACAAGGGTGGTTGTAACTATCAAGAATCATTTGGTACAACGCAACTCTGGGACACCTACATCTACCGCGAACTGTGCAAGCGCAAGACAGTCGTGCCACCCAAGAAAGAGAACAACAAGGTTGAGTTCGGTGGCGGTTATGTAAAGGCACCGCAAGTTGGTCGTCACGCTTGGGTTGTTTCGTTTGACTTAAACTCCCTGTACCCTCACTTGATCATGCAGTACAATATGTCGCCCGAGACGATCGTCCCTGCACGAACGACTGGCGTTACTGTAGACAACTGCCTAGAAATGTCCCGCCCAGACTCTGTATCGCCAGAAGATTGTATCGCTGCCAACGGTGCACACTTCAGTAAGAAAGAGCGTGGTGTACTGCCTTCTATCATTGATGGGTTGTATGCTGAACGTAAGCAGATAAAGCGTAACATGTTGGACGCGCAGGCAGAAGTTGAGAAGGGTGTTCCAGGCGCTGAACGAGAGATAACAAAACTCGACACTCAGCAAATGGCGATTAAGATTATGATGAACTCTCTCTATGGTGCACTCGGGAACAGGTGGTTCAGGTATTACGATATCCGAATGGCAGAGGCAATTACCATGTCAGGGCAGTTGTCCATCCGTTGGGCAGAGAAGGCAGTAAACGACTACATGAACAAGATAGTCGGTACTGAAAACTTCGACTACGTTATCGCGATTGACACTGACTCTGTGTATGTAAACTTCGGTGTACTTGTTGAGAAGATGGGTATGGAAGACCCATCCCAGATAGTCAAGGTGATCGACCAGATCGGTCGCGAGAAGTTTGAACCCCTGTTCGAGAAGTCATACAACGACCTCGCTGCATATATGAATGCATATTCAAACAAGATGGTGATGGGGCGTGAGGCGATCGCTGACGCTGGTATATGGACTGCAAAGAAACGCTACATACTAAACGTACACAATAACGAGGGTGTGCAGTATGCTAAACCTAAACTGAAGATCATGGGCATTGAAGCAGTCAAGTCTTCAACCCCTGCCTCCTGTCGTGATGCATTGAAAGGACTCTTCAAGGTGATGATCTCTGGTACTGAGAAGCAGACACAAGAATCCATACAACTCTTCAAGCAGCACTTCAAGAGTCTCGCGCCACACGAGATCGCATTCCCACGTGGTGTATCTGACATAGGCAAGTGGCGTGATGCTGCGACGATCTACAAGAAAGGTTGTCCCATACACGTGCGTGCATCCCTGATGTACAACAAGGCACTTGTTGACAACTCATTGGAGAAAAGGTATAATCTTATCAAGAATGGCGAGAAGATCAAGTTTCTCTACCTTGACAAAAAGAACCCAACCAAAGAAAACGTAGTTGCGTTCTATGACTTCTTGCCAGAAGAGATAGGTCTGCACCGATATGTGGATTATGATTTGCAGTTTGAAAAGGCATTCCTCGCTGTTGTATTGCCAGTGCTTGAAGCAATTGGTTGGTCAGCAGAGGAGAGAGTGTCACTTGAGGACTTTTTTGCGTAATGTATTCGCTGACGATTTTTAAAAACGCTTACGATAACCGCACACACAGGCGCATGGACTTCGAAACTTGGGAAGGTTTTGTTGGCATGTTGGAATCACTGAGCACACAACCGATTGCAACGAAGCAAGACGCTGTGTTGATCAGTCCTGCTGTGTACACTGAAGGCACTACCCGTGCCAACAAGAACGTAGAGCAGTGGGGACACTGGGCATGCGTTGACATTGATGACTACAAAGGAACATTAGATGATATACGCGATCGGTTTGCAAGCAATAATTGTGTTATCTACAGTACTGCTTCTTCGAAGCCAGAGCAGATTAAACTCCGTGTTGTGTTCGACCTTGACCGAAGAGTGGAGTCAGATGAAATTAAAGCATTCTGGTTTGCACTCAACAAATCAATCGGCGACCTCAATGACGAACAAACTAAAGACGCGTCAAGAATGTATTACATTCCGGCGACTTACGATAATGCTTACAACTTTTTCTATGTGCAATCTGGTTCTCCTCTGTCTGTTGGAAAACTGAAACTGCTGCACCCGTATGTCGAGAAGACTGGTAACTCTTTCCTTGACCGATTGTCACCCGAGATGCGAGAGCAAGTATTGTCTCACCGCAAGAACTCTATGACAAACTGCAACGTCACTTGGTCTGGGTATCGTGACTGTCCGTACTTCCCGAACAAGATGGCAGATGAGTACAAGACCGTGAGCGAAACTGGTTGGTACTCGCAGATGTATCGCATTATGATTGCCACGGCATGCAACGCTGTGAAGAATAAGTATCCAATCACACAAGATCAAATCGCCAACATGTGTCGAGAACTTGACGCAGAAACTGGTAACTGGTACGACAACCGTCCACTCTCCCGCGAAGCAGGTGGGGCAATAGAGTGGGCATACGCAAACACATATGAGGACTTAGGGTGAGTAAGAAGATACAATACAAGTACAACGAGGATCAGTTAGTCACTGACCTCAAGAAATATGTTGACGAAACATATGGCGAACACTACGCACAGAACAAGGTACAGACCACTGAGTTTGTTATCGACGCTGGTCATGGCGAAGGGTTCACGTTGGGTAACATCATCAAGTACACTCAACGATATGGCAAGAAGGCAGGCAAGAAC